CAGACTAGGGTAGGATTCAAGGATCTTTAATCTTTCGATTAAAGCCTTCCCGACCTTAGAAACTGCCACCCGGATCACCTCTGTCTGACGGTTAACAAATAACTCGTCAGATAGTGGGATGGTGATAGCCTTTAATAATAAAGGTCATTCACCACTGTGTATGGTATCTACTTCACGAGCCTTCTTGAGTAAATCAAGGTAGGTTTGTTCAATAGACCCATAGCAGTCCAGGTGTGGGTTCTTTAAGAGAGTAAGGGCACCCTCCTTTTCTGATCCTGTGAGGTACATTACTATCTCAGTTGCGAGTAAGCCTAGAGGCTTACCCTTCTTTGATAGTAGTGCTTCATTGGATTGACTGAAGAAATCAACCATGATGTTGGCTAGTATGTTCATACTAGTCTTATCATCAAACTGGTGATTCAGCGTACTAAACTTCCGTGAGATGCTAGTCATAGCTTCTCCCGCAGGAATAGTACCTCAGATTATACCAATAATCTGTTCGGTCATGTATGCGTCTAGAGCTCCTTGGGTTTTAACCCTTTTAGGGAGGCTCTTGACCATACCCAGGAAAAGAGGTACTGCAGAACTAATCCCCTCAGGAAAGACTCATCCTTTACATGATTCACTCAAAAGAAGAGTCGCTAGAGCAGTATTGCTCCGCGAACTCATCTTGAGAGCGGAATATGGAAAGGGAGAAATCTCAGTGTCTTTATAAACTAGCCTTTTGGCGAATTCATAAAGGTCCGGAGAAGTATGGCTCTTCGCCTTACTAATCTGGATACCGAGACCGGTCATTACCTTAAGGTATAGTTCCCCCACCTCCTTGTCCCCTATAACTATATCATCGCCGAGAAGGGCATACGGAAGGTCCTGTCAGGACTTCCCGGTAACCCTACAGCAATAATATACTAAATAGTGATGGACAAGGGCAAAGGACGCTCATGATGAGTAGAAACCCATAGGGTTTCCGACTTCATAGTTAATATCCCTCTTAGAATTAGAATCCCTAAATCTAAAAGGATATTTGACCATGATGTCTTCTCAGGCATCAGCATACTTTGGTGGTAGGAGTGCAGCTAAGAGAAGTTTAATAAGGGTGATTGGGAATCTATCTGTAGCAGCTGAAAGATCAGCGCTATAGTAAATCTCACACCCCCTTAAACGTTCTCTAAAGCGCCCTTGATCAAAAGTACAGTCCTGTGGGATCTTCTTCAATGCATTATAAAGATAGGTATGTAACGGTTTTAAGACCGTCTGGCTAAAGTAATCACCTATGGCGATTACCCTAGTCTTACCTTCTTTGTCTGCAAAGTAGGAGATCTTACGGATTAGCTTCTCTTTTATTCTACCGGGTCTCGATCATATCGAGACAAGGTCGTCTAAAATGGAAGCGTTCTTTTGATCAAGTGCGGTGTTAAGGAAATCTTCCATTCCCTTACCCCCGAGAGCCTTGATTGATTCTACTAACCTGTAAGGAAGTAGTCTCAAATCAGTGACTCAAGAGGCAAGAGCATGGCCGTTAGGCCCACTCTTCGTAGTGAAATGGAATTTTTTAAACCTTAACGCCCGCGGAATTACTCCCTTATGGGAATACCCTAGAGTTCTTCAAAAGTCTCCCATGAATAACGAGATACCGTCAACAGACGCACCCTTATCCAGGGGATCTGTGATGGTCTTGATATCCGGGGAGGCCTTTGTCTTTAAGGCCCTGGTTGAAAACAAGACAGTTAAGATAAAACGCAATTTAATTGGGTCTTTATCCATAACTGCCCTGATCAACTTCGGTCCTAAGAACTTTGGTATCCCATTGGCCGTTAGAGCCACTCCTTTTAACCGCTCCGGATTACCTGATAAGTAATTCAGAATGTTAGTCCGACTAATCTTAAACAAGATTATCAGACCTTCTCGCCCCTTGGTTTTCCAAACCAGGGTGGTGAAAGTAAGGAGTGGTCTTAAATCCCTCAGAGCCAAGCCTTTAGGCCTTACGGCCCTCAGGTGTCAGCTCAACCATTTTTCAAGCATGAGAGGAAAATTTATATTTTTAAATTTTCTTTTCATGGAATTATGTTGAGGTGTGCCCTACTAATCTTCGGGGCTGGTCTAATTGCTTAGACCCCTTTTGTTCCTACCCATGCGACTTACCTGGACTATATAGCCAGGGGAAGCAGGGGAGCAGGAGGGACCTTCTAAGTTGTTAACCGGCATTAGGTCGCATTGGCCGACGTGTTTTACAAAAATACTCGGCTCGGGCCTATTAAACCCTACGAGAGTAAGCACACGGTAAAAAGCTTCCCCAGATGGCCACAGGGTTCCCTCACTAGGAGCCCACTTCGAGTAGGAAGGTTTTAACTACCTCACCCTACTTGGAATACCATAAGGAAGCGGACGACCCATGAGCCTGTCCAAAGGGGACCGCCCGCTAACGCGGGACCCATGTCAATTCATGGGCATATGCCAGTTAATAG